AGAAAGAAATCAAGATGGTACATTTAAGAAAGATGTATGGTGGACACCTTGGTCTGATTCGTGGGAGTATAGAATGAGTGAAGAACTCAAAGATATGCTTGAAAGAGCCATTTGGACCTTTATTGAAGCGTTCATTGGTGCATTGACAGTTGCTCCATTAGTTGGTGTAGAAGCTGAAACACTTCAGTTAGCTGCATTAGCTGGTGGTGGTGCTGCCCTTGCAGTAGTCAAGACATACGCTAAAAAACAAATAACTAAGTAACTGAAACTGTCTTATCTTTGTAGTAAACTGTCAATGACAGGGCAAAGGAGGACTTATGTCCAATAAAAATATACCTGAAGAGTGGGGTAATAACTTTTACAAATCAGGTTGGCAACCAGGTCTGGAAGTCAATGAACAAACAGGTCTAGGTGAAATCACACATGTTGGAACAGACCCTAATTATAGACACAAGTTTGATAAGATATTAGAAGGCTGGGGTTTTGACCCTAAAATTTACGAAATAGAGGGCTCTGTACGAGCAAGTTCATGGAATGCCATACTAAAAGGAGGACAAACTACTACTTTTCATGCGTTTAAAGGCATAGTAAAAAAGAAAAGACCTGGACATGACAGATATTTCCAAGCATTATTTAAACAAGCAGGTCGTAAGCCACCATTAAAACTAAAAACACATGGAGGAGATACTGCTTTTTTGTTTTTTATGGCTGACTGGCAGCTAGGTAAGAAAGATTATGGCGTTGAAAATACCATTAAACGCTACGATATAGCTTTACAAGATGCAGTAAATAGAATTAAGGAACTACGTAAGGTAGGTGTCCAAATAGATGAGATATACATGATTGGACTAGGTGACCTTACAGAAAACTGTTCTCCAAATGGTTATTACGATTCAATGGCTTTCTCTGTAGAGTTGTCATTGATTGAGCAATATGCACTAGCTAGGTCTATGATAATGAAAACTATAGATACTTTTCTACCTCATGCAGATAAGTTAGTTTTAGCAGGAGCACCAGGTAATCATGGTGAAATGACTAGGTCAAGTAAAGGTCAGGTATCTACTACAAGATTAGACAACTCTGACACAATGCACTTGCAGATATGTGAAGAGATTATGAAAGCTAATCCTGATAGATATAAAAAGGTATCTGTTGTAGTTCCTGATGGATTTCATCAAGTCATGGACATCAAAGGCATAACTTGTGGTTGGACACATGGACACATGACTTCAGGTGGAGGCAGCAATCCTGAAACTAAAATAGAGAACTGGTGGAAAGGTCAGATGTATGGCTTTCTTCCTGCAGGTGAGTGTGAAATTCTTATTACAGGTCACTATCATCACTTTCGTAGTAAGCAACAGGGTGACAGGACCTGGTTTCAATCACCTAGTTTAGATAAATCTATAGACTTTACTGCTAGAAGTGGTATGTGGTCGCACCCTGGTGTGCTTACATTTACAGTTAATAAAAAAGGTTGGGATAACCTTAAAATATTATAATCACCTTGTAGCACACAAAACATCTAATGATGTCAGCGTACAGAAGTTTGTGCTTTTAACACCACCAACACCCATTGTCCTATGTGCTACAAGCTAATCATAAAGGTAATATCTTGTATCTTTTTTCTTGACCTTTTAAGTCTTTTTCATGGTAAGTGTGATGTTCCTTTACGCCAACCCACATCTTTAAAACTTCTTCAAAAGAATACCATTTAACCTTTTTGGTTTTTATATTAACATAAGTTATACCAATTTTAACTTCAGGATAATCTCTTGCTCTTTCATATAACTCCTGTAGTTTTTCCATATCAGAAAATTTTATTTTCTTTGTGCCTTTAACTTCTGTTAAATACAACCTATTTCTTCTGTTAAAGATGTAATCAGGTATAGTTATGATGTCTGTGTAATACCAAAAAAAATCAATATTATGTTCCCATGGGCTAGTTGCTGCTTTTAACCAGTTTTTTTGTTTTACTAGCCCTAAGTCTGTAAGATGTTGCTCAAAAATGTCTTCTGCTTGTTTTCCAACACCTCCTTCTACCCTGTCGTTGTACTTCATTTTGTAGAAGTCCATTACTCTTCTTCTGTTGTTTCAGGAATCCAAGTCATAGTAAAGTTAGGTGTAATTGCAGTTAGCATAACTTTACTACCTGCTATTGGTACTGAGTTTGCATTAAATAAAACATTACCATCATCACCTTTTCTTGTAAGTAGTTCGTGCAACAACATAGGTACAGTTGCTTTGCTTAACATTACATCAATCATCTTCTTTTTCCTCTCTTTCTAAACTCAACCCATACTTGATAATCAAAATGGTAATTCACTTGGTTTAATTCCCTGTTTAGCTTCTCTAAGTAAGGCATGACAGGTTCGCCACTCCCATTTATATTGATTTCGTTCATCTACTAATTTATACCTTTGCCCACAATAAAGATTGCCTTCGCTGTCTGTGTAAGTAACTTTATCTTTGTTATTACAAAGGATAGGAGCTTTACACTTTCTATCTGGCTCAGGAGGTATGTCAAAATTGTAATTTGGGTATCTCTTTTCTAATTTTTCCTTTAGTTTTTTAACACTAAAGATTTCCCCTGCACTTTCCAATGACATCTAAGAGCCATCTTTAAGAGTCCAATCTCCCTCTGTGTCAATCCAATCAAAGATGTTTTTCTTTGTTGCTTTACCACTTGCAAGAAAATCTTTTGCTTTTTTTACAAGTTCTGTCTTTCCTTCATCAGTAGCCTGTGCAACTTTATCGTTAAATGTTTTAAGTTGCTTATCTGTTGGTGGGTCTTGCTCCCATGCTCCACTTGGTATGTCTGTCATATCTTCTCCTTCATTTTTTATTCCAATAACAACATCAACAATATCTTCATCTTCTAAAGCCATCTCAACTCTGTTTAAGAATTTATCCATGTCTTTATTAGTCCAACTATTAACATCAGTATTTACTTCTGTGTTTTTAATCATATCATTATACACTTTAGTTTTAATCTCTTGCATTTTTTCTTCGTTAGGTATCATTTCTTTTAAAATAAAGTTAAGTTGGTCAGCAACAGATTTTTTCTTTGCTCCAATGTCCTGTGCGAATTTTTCAATGCTTTCGTTTGTAATTTTTGCAACCTCTTTTTTACTTTGATTTTGTTTATTCACAACCTTTTGCATCTCCTCTCTACTAGCTTTTTTCTCTCCATTAGATTTTTGAAATCCTGCATTAAACAAAGCTCTACCAATAGCAGATGTTGTTGCTACTTCTACCCATGAATATTCATTAGCGAAGTTGTGTGTGCCTTGATGGTCCTGTGCTAAATCGCTGCCTAACATGTTCCCATCTTTGTCATACACTTCTGCCTTGACTATAACACTTTGTAAGTCGTCTGTAGTTGCAACAAGTTCAGTTTTTATTTGTCCTGCAGGATGTATTTCCCTAAACTTTTTAATTCTGTCCTCTACCATTACATAATCATTTACATTAAATTTAGGCATTACTCCTCCTCTTTTTTTGTTGCCTGTATAACTGCGAAAACTCTCTGCCTAGTAACTCTAAGTATTGCTGCAATTTTTATCATGGATAAACCATTATTGTATGCTTGTAGGACAATTTTTTGTCTTTGTTCTAATAGATTATCTAAATTATTTTGATTGTGGTCTATTTGTTTTTGTATGTTTTTTAATGTCAATTCAATGTTATCAACATCTATCATGTTTCCTCCTTTTATTTGTATAAATTTATTAAATTGTTTAGTTAGTTACTGCAATCAATTTAACTATGAAAGAATCTTTGTGGTCGTTGTCTTTTAATTCTCTTACTTTTAGCTTTGCTTCATGTAGAGTATCAAAGTCAAACTCCATACTTCCACCATATATTGATGTGCTTAACACTTTATACATATACTCCTTATGTACATACCTACTGTCATTGTAACAGGTATTGTCTTGAAAACAACTAATGCTCTCCAAAATACTCAACTACTTCCCATTGTTTATTACAGGTATGACAAGCAACTAAATCCTCATCTTTGTCGCCATTACTGTAACCTGTATAAAGCTGGTCGCCACATTTTTTACAGTTTATTATTCCTCCTTTATTGCACCTGTCAATACATAGTATTGGTGTAAGTCTTTTTGTTGGTCCTGATTTAACATACCTACAACAAAGTTGTATCTATCTAAATCAATCTTGTTTTGTTTTTGTTGCTGCTTGAAATGTCTGCGTAGTGCGTAGTTATCTGCCATAAGACCTGATAAAAACCATGCGAACAAAACAAGCCCTATTAATAAATATACCTGCATTATTCCTCCTTAACACTTTGCATTACAACAATCACTTAAATAAGTAAAGTTGTAATACTCATCTTCTAATTGGTAATAGTCTGTATCTTGCCTACAACTACTACATACTTTTGAATAAACTTTTGTTCCATTAACAATATCAACTACAAACATTATTCCTCCTCATCTTCATAAAAGTACTCCATTAATTCAAAGTCTGCGTTAAAAAGCATTGACCATGCCTCGTTTCTATCAGTTAATCTAGCAACTTCTAGTATGCGTTCTTGATTAATAGTTTCGCCTTTATCTCCAACAAAAGTTCCTGTAACTGTAAATTTATAGTTATATTCTCTTTCATCTTCTCCACAAACTGTTTCTTTTGTATTAGGCATTATTCCTCCTTTTTCTTGTAAATAATTACTTCTGTTTGTGTAGTATCTTCGTTACTTTGTTGTACAAAATCATAAGTAATCTTGTGTGTTTTAGATAAATCTTGTATTTCTTTATTAGTAAAATTACTTTTGTAATCCCATTCATAATCTTGCACACCATCATCTAAAAATTGTTCATTTAGATTTTGTAATA